CGCCCGCAACTGCCCACCAAATCCGCTGCCACCGCCGTGATAACCGGCATATTCACGCAGCGATGTCATGCCGTCCGGTCCCAGAAGGGTGGGAATGGTGGGCGTTTTCATACATAAAATCCTGCAGGTCCCCTGCGTCGCTGTGTCATGCCGGTCTGCACCTCCAGCTCCGCAATGTATTTTTTCAGGTCAGACACGGAAGTGGCCGTAAACTCCACTCGCCGTCCGTCTTTCTGTACCGTTGCCACCCGTTTACCTGTCATCAGGTCATGCAGTGCCGCACGGGCAGCGGCAAGTTCTTCCTGTCGCGTCATTCATCCTCTCCGGATAAGGCACGGGCGTAATCTGCCAGTGTTTTCTTGTTGGTTGCTGCACCATCCTCTTCCTGCAGGCTCGCCAGCAGTGCACTGAGATCCAGCTGCCAGCGGGAAATACTGATGCGCAGCGCCGCCAGCGCATAAACGAAGCAGTCGAGCGCCTCATTGCGTCGCTTTTTGCTGTCCCACAGTATTTTTTTCCTGCCATCCACCCATTTTTCGACCTGCTCTTCAGCAGTCAGCTGCTGCGCTTCGGTCAGATCAAAAATATCCGGGTTATTCGGGAAGTGAACGGCACCGGGAAGCGGTTCATCCCCTTCCGGCGTCAGTGTGAAGCGGTTATAAATCTGCTCTTTCGCGGTATCCGTACCGATTTCGGTAAGGTAAACCCCGTTTTTGTTTCGCTTACGAGGCATGCTGGCCACCGGCTTACCGTAGACGGATGCCCCTTTAATGGGGATCACCCGGAACAGCCCATGCTTTTTCGAGCGTTCATACACAATGGTCGGGTCAATCCCGCCAATATCCCAGCAGATACGGGATATCGACATTTCTGCACCATTCCGGCGGGTATAGGTTTTATTGATGGCCTCATCCACACGCAGCAGCGTCTGTTCATCGTCGTGGCGGCCCATAATAATCTGCCGATCAATCAGCCAGCTTTCCTCACCCGGCCCCCATCCCCATACGCGCATTTCGTAGCGATCCCGCTGGGAGTCGATACCGGCGGTCAGGTAAGCCACACGGTCAGGAACGGGCGCTGAATAATGCTCTTTCCGCTCTGCCATCACTTCAGCATCCGGACGTTCGCCAATTTTCGCCTCCCACGTCTCACCGAGCGTGGTGTTTACGAAGGTTTTACGTTTTCCCGTATCCCCTTTCGTTTTCATCCAGTCTTTGACAATCTGCACCCAGGTGGTGAACGGGCTGTACGCTGTCCAGATGTGAAAGGTCACACTGTCAGGTGGCTCAATCTCTTCACCGGATGACGAAAACCAGAGAATGCCATCACGGGTCCAGATCCCGGTCTTTTCGCAGATATAACGGGCATCAGTAAAGTCCAGCTCCTGCTGGCGGATGACGCAGGCATTATGCTCGCAGAGATAAAACACGCTGGAGGGGTCATCCGGCGTCCATTTGAGGCCAAACGGCGTCTCTTTGTCGCCAAATTTAAGATACTGCTCCTCCCCGCAGTGCGGGCAGGCAACATGAAAACGCATAAAATGCGGGGATTCACTGGCTGCACGCTCAATCTGGCAGGTGCCTCTCACTTTGGGCGTGGAGCCACGGATGGACTTTGGCCAGACCGAGCCTTCAATACGTTTGTCGCCAAGGAACGTCGGAGAGCCTTCCTGTTCAATATCCTCATCAAAGGCAGCAAGTTCATCATAACCCGCCACATCCACCGACTTTTCACGGTAGTTTTTTGCCGCTTTACCGCCCAGGCACCAGAAGCCACGACCATTGGAAAAACGCTTCATAGTGAGCGTGTTATCCCGGTGCTTTTTGCCATACCACGGAGCCAGCGCCAGCAGCGACGGAATATCGCGGATGGTCGGCTCAACGTGGGTTTTCATAAAGTTCTCGGCATCACCATCCGTCGGCAACCAGATAAGTGTGTTGCGCTGCTTATGCTCTATAAAGTAGGCATAAACACCCAGCAGCATTTTGGAATAACCGACACGGGCAGACTTCACCACATTCACCTCACGGATGTAGTCGCTGCCCATCGCATTCATGATGGCCCGCTGAAAGGGCAGTGTTTCCCAGCGCCCTTCCTGGTATGCGGATTCTTTCGGGAGATAGTAATTAGCATCCGCCCATTCAACGGCGGTCTGTGGCTCCGGCCTGAACAGTGAGCGAAGCCCGGCGCGGACAAAATGCCGCAGCCTGTTAACCTGACTGTTCGATATATTCACTCAGCAACCCCGGTATCAGTTCATCCAGCGCGGCTGCTTTGTTCATGGCTTTGATGATATCCCGTTTCAGGAAATCAACATGTCGGTTTTCCAGTTCCGGAAAACGCCGCTGCACCGACAGGGGGATCCCGTCGAGAATACTGGCAATTTCACCTGCGATCCGCGACAGCACGAAAGTACAGAATGCGGTTTCCACCACTTCAGCGGAGTCTCTGGCATTTTTCAGCTCCTGTGCGTCGGCCTGCGCACGCGTAAGTCGATGGCGTTCGTACTCAATAGTCCCTGGCTGGAGATCTGTCTCGCTGGCCTGCCGCAGTTCTTCAACTTCCCGGCGCAGCTTTTCGTTCTCAATTTCAGCATCCCTTTCGGCATACCATCTTATAACGGCGGCAGAGTCATAAAGCACCTCATTACCCTTGCCACCGCCTCGCAGAACGGGCATTCCCTGTTCCTGCCAGTTCTGAATGGTACGGATACTCGCACCGAAAATGTCAGCCAGCTGCTTTTTGTTGACTTCCATTGTTCATTCCACGGACAAAAACAGAGAAAGGAAACGACAGAGGCCAAAAAGCCCGTTTTCAGCACCTGTCGTTTCCTTTCTTTTCAGGGGGTGTTTTAAATAAAAACATTAGGTTACGGCGAAGAAGAACGGAAACGCCTTAAACCGGAAAATTGTCATAAATAGCGAAAACCCGCGCGCCTTCCGCCCCGTAACCTGTCGGATCGCCGGAAAGGACCCGCAAAATGATAATAATTATCATCTACATGTCACAACGTGCATCTACGCCATCAAACCACGTCAAATAATCAATTATGACGCAGGTATCGTATTAATTGATCTGCATCAACTTAACGTAAAAACAACTTCAGACAATACAAATCAGCGACACTGAATACAGGGCAACCTCATGTCAACGAAGAACAGAACCCGCAGAACAACAACCCGCAACATCCGCTTTCCTAACCAAATGATTGAACAAATTAACATCGCTCTTGTTCAAAAAGGGTCCGGGAATTTCTCAGCCTGGGTCATTGAAGCCTGCCGCCGGAGACTGTGCTCAGAAAAAAGAGTTTCGCCTGAAGCAAACAAAGAAAAGAGTGACATTACTGAATTGCTCAGAAAACAGGTTAGACCAGATTGAAGCAATTTAGATAATCGTGCAGACTACGCCCCCTCATATCACATGGAAGGTACTACAATGGCTCAGGTTGCCATTTTTAAACAAATATTCGATAAAGTGCGAAATAATTTAAACTATCACTGGTTTTATTCTGAACTAAAACGTCACAATGTCTCACATTACATTTACTATTTAGCCACAGAGAATATTCATCTTGTTCTTGAAAACGATAATACGGTTTTAATAAAAGGACAGGGTAAGGTTGTAAATGTAAGATTTTCAAAAAATAAATGCCTTATAGAAGCCACCTTAAAAGGATTCAAATCAGGAGAGTTATCATTTTACGAATACAGGAAAAATCTTGCTACAGCAGGGGTTTTCAGATGGATTACAAATATCCACGAAAACAAAAGGTATTACTATACCTTTGATAATTCATTACTCTTTACTGAGAACATACAGAACACTACACAAATATTTCCGCACTAAATCATAACGTCCGGTTTCTTCCGTGCCAGAACCGGACTCGCTGGCATGATGAAATATGTGTACCCGGTAACCCCGGTGTGCATCGTTTTTGATTATTCCCGCACACTCGCGCAGAAGGAGTTCCCCGTCGGGCTACGGTCTCTGTTAATACGGGAATACGGCGACGATTGGATTTGCCCCTATATTTCCAGACATCTGTTATCACTTAACCCATTACAAGCCCGCTGCCGCAGATATTCCCGTGGCGAGCGATAACC